CGGTGATGAGTTCGCGGGCCGACATGATGTACGACATGCCGGAGACGTTGACCTCGCACATCTGGATGGTCAACGCCAGCCGCTTGAGCGTCGGGTCGTCCTTCTGGTTGACGCACGGGGTGCCGTCCGCCGTCCGCTCGAAAAACTCCTCGCCGTCCTCGTAGTCCGGTTCCATCTCCACGGACACGAAGCCCTTGGTGACGACGACAAGCCCGGAGGCACCAGTGACGGGGATGCCGCAGGAGTCGACCTCGACGATGCGCAGGTGCGTGCCCTTGATAGGAGTCACGCATGTGGAAGTTGCAGCCATGACGGTTCTCCTAGATGGGCGTGCCGAGCGTGAGGTGCGCGGCAATCAGACAGCACTCGAACCCCAGTACGTACGTGCGTTCGGCGAGCATCTTCACGGTGTTCTCGGCGCGGTCCAGGGAGTCGCGGACGCTGGTGAAGAACACATCCGAGCGGTAGCCGAACACGGCACCGGTGGCATAAATCCATGCCGTTCCCGCCGCTGCGGCGGTGCCATCGGGGGCACTACCGGTGTAGCCGCCGCCGACGACGATGAGGTTCCCGCCCGGCGTGTACAGGCGCCCGTCCCGCTCGATGATCAGGTTCCAGGCGGCGAAGGTGGGCAGGACGCTGCGCGGAATGTGGATGATGCCCTGCCCGGCGTAGCAGTCGCCGAGCTGGTCCTCCAGCCCACCCAGGGCGCGCGCCGCATCAACACCGGTCACCGCCGTGGTGGCGACCGGCTGGAGCACAATGTCCTGCACGTCGAGGACTTCGGTGTCCGCCGCAAGGTGCGGGAACACCACCTGCTGGCCGGCTGCCGCGCCAGTCCAGAACGCGGCCTCGACCTGCTGCTGCTCCACCCGGGCGAGCGCATCGGTGGCCGCCGACTCGGCCTCCGCGACACCGACCGGCGAACAGTCGAACTCGGCGTACACCGTGAACGGGGTCGCCCCGCGGAACGTCTGGTCGACGTTGTCCGTCTTCCCGGCCGGGGCAGGGGGTTCTCCGGTGCCGGTGACGGACAGGCATTCGTCGTAGGTGGTCGCCCCGGTGGGGCAGTGCTCGATCCAGGTGACGCCTTGGCGCCAGTGCGGGTTGTCGAGGGTGGGCTTCTGTGCGGCGTCCCACAGCCCGTAGGGCAGTGTGGTGAACGTCGGCGGTAGGACGATCTGGCGTGCTCCGGCCACCGGCGCTCACCACCCTTCTGCTGCTCGGTCCATGGCTGGGGTCAGACGCGGACGGTGCCGGTCAGCAGCGCCGACGTGGAGCCGTTGACGTTGAAGCCGACCGTGTACCGGCGGGACTCGTGCCCGACGCGGGCGACGAGGTGGCACTCCTCGGACCAGGCGGCCGTGTGGTCGTTCTCCGCGTTCAGGACGGAGTCACGGATCACGCCGAGGTCGAGGGACAGCCCGTTGCCGTGAATGAACGTGCCGGCCGCGTAGATGAGGAAGTCGACCGTGGTCGGCCATGCGGTCATCGCGGTCGCGTTGCCGAACTGGCTCGCGCCGCGGACCTGCCAGTCGTTGACCCACTGCACGCGCACCATGCGCGCGGTGAAGTAGGAAGTGACCTCCGCGTCGGAGACCGCCTGGAGTTCGACGCCTGCCTTCCAGGCGAGGTCGGCGCGGATGACTTCGCGGACCCAGTACGGGAGGACGACTTCGAGGACGTCGGTGGTGCACATGCCGTAGCGGGCCCGGTAGTCGGTAGCCGCGAGGCCGATCGCGTTGTAGATGCGGGGTGCTGCGGAGTCGGTGGCCGCGCCGCCGGAGATGGTGGTGGTGGCGGAGGAGTTGGCGAGCATGAGCGCGATCAGGCGTGCGTTCATGGCGTGCGCGTGCGCCGACATGAGGAGCTGCAACGTGTGCTGGGTCGCCTCAGGCCATGCGTCGTCGGTGAGGTTTCCTGCGGTGAGGCAGTAGCCGTAGCACTCCAGTCGTTCCTCGTCGAGTTCGGAGCAGGGGACGCGGATGCACGGCTTGTTGGTGGAGCCGGTGACGGTGAGGATGTCGTCGGCTTCGGTCCACAGCCACGGGTTGCTGGTGTTGGAGAAGTCGACGGAGAAGGGTGCGAAGGCGGTTCCGCCGCCGATCGCGTCCGCCAGGCTCGGGGAGACGGGGAAGCGGATCCCGCCGCGGCTGACGCCGACGGTGGGGAGGTCGATCATGCCGTCTTCGCAGGCGATGTTGAAGAAGTCGTAGCGGGTCTCGGAGGGGGCGCACCAGCCACCACCGGCGACGAGCGCGTTCTTCTTGTCGTCGCTGGTGAGGAACTCGATGAGTTCCTTCATCTCGCCGCGCGAGGTGCGGTCGTCGACGGTGTGCCCGAAGTCGTTGCGGATGGACGCGACGAGCTGTTCGGACGGGGCGCCCTGCGTGACCGGCATCGACTTGGCCTTGCGGGCGACGACGTCGGCGAGGGAGGCGATGGTGGGGAGTTCACCGCCGCGGGCGACGCCGGGGATGTCGACGCTGGCGGTGACGGCGAGGCGTCCGGCCGGGACCTTCGGGGTCGGCGCGTGCTGCGCGGTTTCGGCGAGGGTGGCGGTCGCGCGGCGGCCGAGGGCCTGCATGTCGACGCCGCCGCGGCGTTCGCCCATGAGGGCGACCATTCCGGCGGTGACTCCGCGGGCTGCGGCTGCGGCGATCGCTTCGGCGTCGATCTGCGGGGCGGCGGCCTGCCCGGTCGCCGGGTCGGCGGGGCCGTGGACGTCGGCGCGGAGGTCGGCGAGCTGGCGGGCGACCTGGTTCTGCTGAAGCTGCGCCTGTTCCTGGGCGCGGAGTTCGCGCACCCGGAGTTCGGCGCGGATGTTGCGGATGTCGTCCTTGACGCGCATCGCATAGGCGAGGGTCTCGGGGTCGACGTCACCGAGCTGGTCGATGCGGTCGAATTCGGTGACGCCTCGGGCTTCGAGTGCGGCGAGTTCGGCGTCGTCGACGAGGGTGAGGTCTGTGGGGGCGCTGAACAGTTCCTCGGCTGCCACGGGTTCCTCCGGTCGCGAAGGTGTTGTGCGCCCTTTGTAGTGCGCCCATTCAGCGCGAGGTTAGCGCATAGCACACGGACCGGCAAAGAGTCAATTATCTTCGCCGGTCCGGATAACTAAAGGTCAGAGCGCCGAAGGCATCGGCGGAGGCGGAGGCTTCGGCCGATTCTTTTTGCAGGAGCACACGAGCAATCACCCCCTTCCCGGGTGTACCTGACGCGACAGCATCCGCATCACCACACGCGTAGCCCACCGCTCCAACTCCACCTGCGAGCGACCCCACGCCACCGTCGGACGCCCCGCAGCGACCAGCGCCTGAGGCTCACCCGACGCCACCCGCGCCCGCATCTTCGGCACCGGGAACCCCGGCACATTCACCGCCAGCAGCCCAACCAGCCGCAGCTGGCCGCCGATCCGCCGCCAGTCACCCGACACCTGACCCGCCGCCTGCAACTCGTACACGCGCAGCGGATCCGCACCCGGCCGCACCGTGCCCGCCACCCAGATGCCGTGCGCATCGTTGCCGACCGCGACATCAGCCACCGCGGCACCCGTGTTGTCGTAGTGCTCGGCCGCCGGAGACGCCCCGTAGGACAGCGGCGCATGCCCCGTCCCCACCGTGATCTGACCGACCGCCACCCGCGACCCGTCCGCGCACGCCACCTCGCCCGTGCGGTAGTACGGGTGCGCGTCCTCATGCGGCGGCTGCACACACACGCCCTCCTGCCCGATGTGACAGGAACCCCACTGGGCGGCATGCCCGTAGATCCGCCCGTCGTCCGTGACCGTGATCGGCGTCGGCAGCGACAGGCCAGGATCCGAGAACCAGGCGGCCGGCGGGCGCCACGCGTCGGCGCCGGCGGTGACGGCGTGCAGGGCGCGGAATGGCTCCGGTTCCCGCCCGGCGTCCCGCAGGTGTGCGGCGACGTGGTCGTACACGCCGCGCCGGTCGGCTTCCGGGATGCTCGTGCCGCCGCGCGCCCCGTGCAGGGCGCCGATCGACGCGGAGCAGGCTGCCAGGTTCGCGGGCCCGGCGGTGCCGTCCGCATTGATCTCGTGGTGGAGGAACTTCGCCGCGGACTTGGGCATCTCTCCGTCCTCGACCGCGCCGCCGTCGTACCAGGCGTACGCAGCGCGCGCCTTGTCCACCGTCAGGGGGCCCTCGATCAGCTTCTCGTTTACGGCCGCATCCCATGCGCCGTCCGAGGTGGCGGTGTCGTGCGTGCCGACCGCGCCCATCTCCTGCACCGTCAGCGCCTGAAGCCCCTCGGCGCCGATGGCCTGTCCGCCGGCGACGACCGCACCGGCCTCGTCGAGGAGCGCGATGTACGCCTCGGCGAACGCCGGGATGTCGACGAGCGTTGCGGCGCGGATCCGGCCGCCGTGGAAAATCATCTTCTCCGGCTGGGCGAACAGCATCTCCAGGAGGTCACCCTCGTCGCCTTCGCCGGTGCCCGCATTGACGTCTTCGGGCCACACGAATTCGACGTCGGCGTCGGCGATGGAGTCGGCGTCGATGGATACGCCGCGCAAGAACTTGCCTTCGATCTTGGCGTGGACGCGGCGGCCGTCGTCGTCGGA